GTCAGGTTTTCAAACTGGCGCCAAAGGCAATTTCGTGACAGTAGAAAACAACGGTGCATTTCCCAATTGCCCCGACACCATCCGTATCAAAGTCAACAACATTAGCGACATCGAGTATGTCAATGGAGAAGCAGTGAGCAAAGAAAATACAGTGGCATTCGTTGCCCCCCAAGCAGAAGCAGAAGTAGAAACAGAAGAACAAATTATGACACGTATTCGTGAGCGTTTTGACATCTTGCATGAGATGACAAAGGCCTGTGTCAACGGTGACATCCGTGCTATGATTGTGTCCGGCCCTCCTGGTGTTGGTAAATCGTTTGGCGTTGAGCAAGAGATTGAAAAAGCCACCTTGTTTGACAAATTGGCAGGCAAGCGACTTCGTGCAGAAGTTGTCAAAGGCTCAGCAACACCCATTGGCTTGTACCAAACTCTGTACAAGTATTCAGACAGTAATTGTGTGCTGGTGTTTGATGACTGTGACAGCATTTTGCTTGACGACGTGGCCTTGAACTTGCTGAAAGGTGCCTTGGACTCGGGTAAAAAGCGTACCATTTCGTGGTTGAGTGAGTCCAGTGCTCTGCGCCGTGAAGGCATCCCAGATCGTTTTGAGTTCAAAGGTAGTGTAATTTTTATTACCAACTTGAAGTTTGATGGTATGAAATCGCAAAAATTGCGTGATCACTTGGATGCATTGCAATCACGCTGTCATTACTTGGACTTGACACTTGATACCATGCGTGACAAAGTGTTGCGTATCAAGCAGATTGCCAAGGACGGTGTGTTGTTTCAAGAGTATGACTTTGAACCCTGTGTGCAAGATGAGATTGTGGAGTTTATGGAAGCAAACCAAAATCGCCTGCGTGAGATGAGCCTGCGCATGGCCCTGAAGATTGCAGACTTACGCAAGAGCTTTGAAGGCAATTGGAAGCGCATGGCTGAGACTACATGTATGAAGAGTGCCTAATATGGATGCAGATCTTGATGATTGAGTGAGTTTTACCCCGGGGATTGGTTGGCTCCGCCCCGGGTTTTACAACAGGCTCTTCGGAGCCTGTTTTTTTGACTTTTGTTGGTGCATGTGTTACTATATACAATATGCCTTTTTGTTATTCACCGTGGACCAATATTGATATCAGCCCAACTGGTGATATAACACCCTGTTGTAAATTTAATCATAAACAATATTCTGAGCAGTTCAACATACAGACACACACTATCGAACAATACTCACAAAGCCAATTGGTTAAAGAAATTAAAAAAGATTTTGTAGACAATGTCTGGCCGGCAGGATGCGAGAGATGTCAAATTGAGGAAAGTAACTCAATTGAAAGCAAACGTATCTTAGATTATACTAGATGGGAAAAGCACTACAAAGAATATGATCTTGACCATGATCAATTTATTACCGCAAGTGTGGCATTTGGTAACACTTGCAATTTAAAATGTATTACGTGTAACCCAGTTTCGTCGAGCCTGTGGCAACAAGAATATAAGAAAATTTTTAATATTGATATACCACATTTTAAATTTTATAAACAAAACTTTGTAAATGATTTTATTAGTAATGTTCCTAACATTGTGCATTTAGATGTTCCTGGAGGGGAGCCGTTTCTAAGCGGAGTGCCAGAACAAAAATTATTGCTACAACATTATATTGATACTGGCCGGGCTGGCGAGATTACATTACACTACACCACCAACGTCACTGTATTTCCATCGCAAGACTGGTGGGAACTTTGGAAAAACTTTAAAGAAATTGATATACAATTAAGTATTGATGGAATAGATGCTCGTTATGAGTACATACGTTTTCCTGCAAAATGGAACGACACACTGGTCAACGTTGATCAATATTTGCAAAAAGAAAAAAATATAAGTAACATTAGACTTAGTGTCAGTCATACAGTTAGTGCATATAATATATTGTATCTCGACGAGTTTTGCACGAGGATCAATCAAATTGGATTACCAAGACCTTGGCTAGGTCGTGTACACTATCCGTATTACATGCGTCCTGGAGTGTGGCCTGATGCCGCTAAAAATTTTATAAAAGATAAAATATTACAATCCAAAATAACTGAAATACATGCATGGGCTCATTTAATAATCAATCATGATGACAGCAAGCACTTTGATTTATTTTGTCAGCACTTAAAACAGCATGACAACTACAGGGGAGTCGATTTTTCTACAATATTTCCCGAATTAAAAAATTATATTAAATGAACAAAAAGTATTCTGTCATACCTTTGCTGGAAAAAAAGAGCAAGTTTTTTTGCCCGGCTAAATGGACTGAACTGTTTTTGTATTTAAATCATGGCACAAGCAACAGTTGTCATCATCCATTGCCTCATGAAATTCCCAAAGAACTATTATCCAATCTTGCGGTGCTACATAATACTCCTCACAAATTAGAACAACAGCATTTGATGATGAACGGGGTACGACCCGAAGAGTGCCATATGTGTTGGCATATTGAAGATTCAAATCCTGATGCAGTTAGTGACCGCATAGTAAAAAGCCAGCAGTGGCAAGATAAAATACCGGACCTTAAAGTTGATCCAAACTACGTGCCACCTTTTATCGAAGTAGTGTTTGATAACTATTGTAATCTATCTTGTAGTTATTGTGACTCGGGACAAAGTTCTTCTTGGGCTGCTAAGATTCATACTCAGCCATTGAAATTAGAGTCGGATCATCGTCAGTTGTATTCAAAGATACACATTGCACCTGGCACTACCAAACAAGAATATCTTGATGCTTGGGTAAAATGGTGGCCACAAATCAAAGATCAAGTTCAAGTACTTAAAATTAGTGGTGGCGAACCATTGATGAGCAAAAACTTTTGGCAGTTTGTTGAGTCGTTGGGAACCGCGCCAAACTTAACAATTGCTATCAACAGTAATTGTTCTGTAGATATTAAGTGCTTCAAGCGGTTCGCTGAATATGCTCCAAATTTTCTTAAAGTTGTAATTTCTGCCAGCATTGATGCCACGGGGGATATTGCTGAATATTCAAGACAAGGATTGGACTATAAACAATTCATATCTAATGTGGAATATTGGTGTTCCGAAACTTCAGACAATTGTTTTCTTAAACTGCAAAGCACAGTCAGCATATTAAATGTATGGGGACTGTCAGACAAGTTTGATTTAAATATACAATTAAGAAAAAAATACCCAACTCGCGTGTTAGATTTTTATAGCACAATAGTTCGAGCACCAGAATTCCAGTCTGTGTCGTTGTTGCCAGACTCAATTAAACAAGTAATTGGACAACGTATACAAAGTTGGGCAGACAACAACAAACAATTTCTAACCCACACTGAACAAATCTTTACAAATAAAACCATTGGATACCTAATAGATAACCCAATTCCGCAACATGTGTTTGATCAACGAGTATTAGAGATTGACTTTATAAAGTTTTTACATTATTATAACAACTCTAGCAAATTAAAATATCAACATGTATATCCAACAGAGTTTTTAAATTGGATACAATTAATAAGCAATTATGAAACAATGCACAATACAGATACGTGATGAAGTAAACATCCGTATTGAAGGCCTGGACTTGGATGCCCGCAAGGCTCTAGTCAATGCGTTCAAATATGAAAACCCTGCCGCACGTTATTTGCCAGCGGTGCGACTGGGACGTTGGGATGGCAAGGTAGCATACTTCCAACTGGGTGGATCAACTTATGTGAATTTGTTGCCCGAGATCATGCCCATATTAGAAAAGTTTGACTATGATGTTGAACTGGATGATCAGCGAGACTACTCAAACACATTCAACTTTGAATCAGTGACTGAAACAAGTTTTGAGCATGTGAAGTGGCCCAAGACACATCCTGCCGCAGGTGAACCCATTATGTTGCGTGACTACCAAGTGGAAATCATCAACAACTTCTTGGCCAATCCACAATGCATACAGGAAGTGGCCACTGGTGCAGGCAAAACAATTATGACAGCAGCCTTGAGCAATGCTGTCACACCGTACGGGCGTAGCATTGTGATTGTGCCCAACAAGAGTCTTGTGACACAGACCGAAGCAGACTACATCAACATGCAACAAGATGTCGGCGTGTACTTTGGTGATAGAAAAGAATACGGACGTCAGCACACCATATGCACATGGCAGAGTCTAAACAACTTGTTGAAGAATACCAAAGCAGGGGTAGGCGACTGTACCATAGGTGAGTTTCTTGAAGATGTGGTGTGTGTTATTGTGGACGAAGTACACATGGCCAAGGCAGATGCGCTCAAAACTTTGCTAACAGGGGTGATGGCTAGAGTGCCAATTCGCTGGGGATTGACTGGAACTGTGCCCAAAGAAAAGTTTGAAAGCCAAGCACTGCTGGTTAGCCTTGGTCCTGTGATTGGCCGGCTCAGTGCCAGTGAGCTACAACAACAAGGTGTATTGGCCAACTGCCATGTGAACATTGTGCAGTTGATTGATCATGTGGAGTACAAAGACTATCAAAGTGAACTCAAATACTTGTTGGAGGAGTCAGGCAGACTGGACACCATGGCAGACTTGGTGCGCCAAGTAAACGAAACAGGCAACACCTTGGTACTGGTGGACCGTACTGAGTGTGGTAGACAACTGGTTGCAAGGCTGGGAGACAAAGCAGTGTTTGTGTCAGGGGCTACCAAAGGTGCAAAGAGGCAAGCAGAATATGACGAAGTGGCTGATGCAACCGATAAAATTATTGTGGCAACTTATGGCGTTGCTGCCGTGGGTATTAATATTCCTAGAATTTTTAATCTTGTGCTTGTTGAACCTGGTAAAAGTTTTGTGCGGGTCATTCAGTCAATCGGTCGTGGCATACGCAAAGCAGAAGACAAAGACCATGTTCAAATCTGGGACATAACATCAACTTGCAAGTTTGCCAAGCGTCATTTGACCAAGCGCAAACAATTCTATCGAGAAGCCAACTATCCGTTTACACAAGAAAAACTAGACTGGATGAAACTGGGATGAAGTACGACATTATAGTATGCGGTGATAGTTTTAGCGCAGCTCTGCACAATGGTAATCCCCGTGACGGAGTGAGAGACCATTATAGTCAGTTGCTACAAGACATCTACGGTTACAAAGTGTTGTGTCTAGCACGTGGAGCCATGGCCAACGCAGGAATTTGTTTTCAAATGCGTGAAGCAATTGAGATAGGTTGTAGATTTTTGTTGTATCATAACACGTGGAGTAGCAGAATCAACTTGGTGTTAAACAACAATTTTTATCTTGGCCACGGTTTGAAAAATTTTGTTTATCCATTTGTGGTAGACGAAAGCAGTTATTGTGAATGGGTAGGACACAATGCTGAACATACTTCAACCAACGGCATACAAGATCCTGACAACAAGGCAGCAATTTTGAGCACAGTAGCCCAAGGGCTAGATCACAAGGATGGGGTACTGAATTTGACCGAAAATCAATTGCTGGCCGTGAAGTTTTACATTGCACACTTATACCATGAAGGTTTTCAGCAAGAAATTGACAGTTGGGGTTTTTCTCATTGGCATGCAGCGGCTGAAAAAGCTGGCATCATACCCATCAACATGAAATCCGCTATAGGACAACCCATGTTTGACTATGTGAACAAAGGCACCATTGACGATGATAATCCTTACCATACTGATCGGGCTACACAACACACAGTGGCCCAGAATGTACACAAACATATATGTTCGCTGATCTCTTGACCTTTGCTGCAAAATCCTGTATTATAACAACATGCGAATATTAACTTTAGACAATGTACATTACGACCTAGATCATCTGCCCGAAGAAGTAGATGACATGCGGTTTGCTATTTTAGACAATTCAAATCCACAAGAACCAGATTATCATTTCATTCCACTAATCTTTTTGGAAAGTTTCAATGCACCTGCCTTGGTACTACGCATCGGGGAGAACACTATCAAGATGCCCATGGACTGGCAGATACTCATAGGCGAACCAGAAATAGGTGACTTAGAAGTACTACCACTTACATCAATCAATGATCGTGGCTTTAGAGTGTTTCAATTCAATCCACTGACCAGTTTCCGTCCGTCATTCCCAGACATTGAAATCTTGGATGTGTATCATGAGGTATCTTGGTATGCACCTAAGTTAAAGAATGGACAGTTACTTGCTGTACCATTAAACGACGATCCTGATCCAGACTGTGTGTACTTTGTGAAAGACATCAGTCGCAACTGTGAGATAGTAGACTACAACAAATCATGGTGATACATGCCCTATACTGAACCACAACTGTTTGAAAACTTGACTCGCATGGTAAAAATTTACCTAGAAAGTTATCCCGAAGATCGCCAGGGACTGGAACGATTTCTGCGCTGGGCGCACACTCAATACGGTTACCGGTATGGGAACTCTTAAACCCGGCGCTACCTACATCTACGAACGCAACGGCAATGAAGTGTATGCCCGAGAGTCTGGAGCTGACCCTAGTACTCGGCAGTTGATGGGCTATGCATATGATCCTGTAAATGGGCATCACATTGATTACGATAGTAGAACATCAGATGGTAGACCCTTGCATGACCATTTGATGGAAAATAAAATGTGGGCGGACATACATCGACTAGCCAAAACCACGCCTGCTTTACAAGATGCCTTGGAACGTGCTATAATGATATACAAATTGATCAAGGTAGACAAGTGAGCGATAAACTAAACATTGCCAATGAGATGCGACAACTAGATCGCAAAAACAGAAACTTCTATCGCGATCTCACAGACGAAGAACGCAAGAAGTTTTCAAACTATCTCATGATTCGTTGGGCCAGCTGTGTAGAAGGTTCACAGGATCTGCAAGAGTTTTACTTGATCTCCACCAACGAACGACTGAACAAACACTTTTTCAATATCAGCCGACATCCTGAACTGCAATGGTTATGTGCCACTGCCATAAGTCCAGACATGGGCACCCCCAGACACAACTGGATTTCGCCCAAGAAGAAAGAAACAGGTGCAGGTGCCAGCAGTATTAAAAAGCAGTTGGCAGAGTTATTTCCCACCCACAAACAAGATGAAATAGCCATGTTGGCCGCAATGACCACAAAGAAAGAACTTGACCAATACATCCGAGACCATGGCCGAGACACTAAGTGAACTCACTTGCGGCTACTGCAAGAAAACATTCCGCCGTGCAGAAAGTCTTGTGGTTCACATGTGCGAGCCCAAACGGCGCAGGTTGGATCGCACGGAGCGTGGCGTCGAGCTGGGCTTTCAATCTTACTTGCGATTCTATGAGATTGCACAAGCAGGCAAGAAGGTCAAAACATATGATGAGTTTTGCGAGAGCCCATACTACCGGGCATTTGTTAAGTTTGGCAGATATTGTGTAGCCACTCGAGCAATCAATCCCAGACAGTTTACTGAGTGGTTGCTGAAACACAACAAAAAAATTGACAACTGGGGGTCGGACAAAATCTACACTGAGTATTTGTTGGACTATTTGAAAGTAGAAGCCGTGGCAGATGCACTTGCACGAGCAGTGGAGTTTGGTATAGACTGGAGTGAAAAACATTCAGCACCGCCACATGATTGTCTGCGTTATGGCAGCACACATGCCATGTGCCATGCTGTTACAACAGGACGCATCAGTCCTTGGGTGATATACAACTGTGAGTCGGGACAAAAGTTTTTAGGTGAACTCACAGCAGATCAGGTCTCGATGATATGGCCTTATATAGACTCAGACATATGGCAAAAGAAGTTCGCAGACTATGCCGCAGACGCTGAATACGCTCGAGAAATATTGAAAAAAGCAGGATGGTAAAATCAATTATTATAGTTGGCAGTACTGATTTAAAAACATCAGAGTACTACAAACAGCTTGGTATTGCACCCAGTGTGTTAATTACTGGACAACATCATAATCAGCCAGTGGCACACACATCAGTAGGTGATATACCCGATTTAGATGAGCTTGAATATGTTTTAAAACAAGCTGACTCAGTGTACTGGGCAGAATCTACCATCGAAGAATTTAACGACGCTGACAGTTATTATAATTTTCTTAACTGGTTAAAAGACCACCACTTAAAATATAACAATGTTGTAAACCTAGACAAAATTAAATTTGATGTATACAGATGGAGTCATCGTGTTATTGTCAAAGAGAATCATGCTGTTTTTTTAGGATGTAGTTTTACTGCTGGTGTGGGATTGCCGGATGTTGAAACAAGATATCCTACTCAGGTAGCAAATCATTTCAACAAAGAGTTATTAAATTTAGGCGCACCTGGTGGCAGTAATAGTTTAATATTTGATCGTTTTATGCAACTGGATTTCTTTCCAGGGCAGATTGTTGTAGTGCAACTTACCACGCTTGATAGATTACATTATTGTAAACACAATCGACGATTAGAAAAAATAATGTTTGCAAATGCTGCTGACGTAAATCTAAATCAAAAAATGGTAGAAATTTACCACAAAGATTTTTTATTTTATGAACTACTAGCCAAGATAAGAGCCATAGTGGCTGTTGCTAGAACAAAGAAGTTAAAACTGATTTTTTGGTTGATAGATTATAAAAATGAGTTGATGTATTCTAAAATGGATCAAACATACTTTTATGACATGCCAGAATTTGTTCCAGCCAGCTGGATGCAAAACTATATCACTGATCATGCCATGGATCGCATACATCCAGGAGTACGATCCAACAAGTTCATTGCCGATACACTAGTAAAATATATCAAAACTGTTTATAATAAGGACTAATATGATAGGAAACATTGGTCAAACTGGCAAATATGTGTCGATCTCCGGCAGCCCTGGTAGTAATTACATCAACAACAGTAATTACATGAGTGTTGGACAATTACAATACAACACCAACAATCAACGACTGGAAATGTACAACGGTACCAGTTGGCAACCACTTAATCTGGGTCAGTACTATGTTGGTCTGACTCCTGATGCTGAACTTTTACTTGACTGGGTGAGTAAACAGCGTGACGAAGAAGCAGAAGCCCGACGCCTGGCCGAAGATTATCCTGCTGTGGCCGACGCATTGGGTGCTGTTCGTGAAGCCGAACAGCAATTAAAAACCGTTGTGGCGCTGTGTAGAACATGAGCGCAGACATTGACATCGACTGCCCAGATCGTGCTCGAATACTAGAACTGATTCGGCACACACCTGCCAGGCAGGTAGTAGACGGCCGGCCACGTAAACACAACTCTGGTATCTACATCACAGACATTCCGCAAGATCCCGAACACGGCTGTGCTGCCATAGACTATGAATCAGCAGAACAGCGTGGCTACTTCAAAATTGATTTGTTGAACATGAGTGTGTATCAGTTGATCCAAGATCCTGCACACTACAAAGCCATGTTGTCAGCAACACCTCCATGGTCGCGACTATGGACAGATAGACCCTGGGCTAGTCAGTTGGTTCACGTAGGCAACTATGTGGATCTAATGGTGGCTATGCAACCTGACTCCATACCCAGGATGGCTGCTTTTATTAGTATTATTAGACCGGGCAAAGCACACCTACAGCGTCGGCCCTGGGATGAGGTATTTGCTAGTGTGTGGGATGGGGATGACAGTAAAGGTTTTGTGTTCAAACATAGTCATGCAATCTCCTATGCAGCCTTGGTGGCGTTACATATGAATATTCTCAATCAATCCGACGCACAAGTGTAATTGATTTTCTTTTTGACTTTTTACGAGCAATGTCTATTAGACTGCACACAGGCCCATGCAAGATTTCAAGATCTTTGTTGGAGAATGTGCGCAGGGTCGAACGAAACTTTTCCCAGTCTCCACGCAGGAATATGTTGATGGGAATTGATCTATTGCTTTCCCACCACCAAGTATTGGCCAGTTCCAAGAATTCCAGTTTATCTTGCTGGGTGAGCACAGCACCAAAGTCGTAGATGGTTGTGACAGCATCGTCCCGGTTCTGAACTATGCCGATATACTCGTTGCTGGCGTAAATGCAAAGCGTTATAAAAGGATATTTATCCGCCAGTTTTTCAAAGATGTTATTGCCCATTGACGGTATTTATGGCCAATCAATTTTGGATAAATAATACAATATGTATTCAACCACCGTCTATCTCTATCAGCAAATCATTCGGGTACTTTTGATTGACACCAGTGGTGGATATTTTTCAATGAGGTACGACCCAGTGTACGCAAAAACTTTAACTGTCAACAAAGGTGTAGACAACGTACTGTTGTTTGAATTCATCAACCAAGACCAAAAACCTGTGAACATCACAGGCAGCACATTTCGCTTTAGATTGCTGAACCAAACTGGCGATGAATTACTGATCGAAAAAGACATGACAGTACTTAGTGCCAGTTTGGGTCGAGTAAAAGTTGTGCTGGACACAGCAGATACCATCAACATCCTGGCACAGCCTGGCAGCTACAGCATTGAGCGCACACAAGGCAATTACATACAGGCAGCATTCACAGACGACAATGCAGGTGCCAGAGCCGACTGCGACATCGTGGACAGCGTATTACCACAGTTCATAGCCAGTCAACCAGTGACCATACCCACTATAAATGGCAAGAATTCTTGGCCACAACCCGGGCCAAGTTCCTATCCAGACTGGGCATTGAATCCACAGCCACTGTCACGCAATTATCTCACAGAATACTACTCAAGCCATATTGACACCACAGGCGCCAGTTTGACCACCGTCAAGTATGATCTGGATCATTACACCGGCACACTCAAAGTACAGGCAGCACAGGATTACGAAGCTGTCTGGGTGGATGTCACTGAAAGCCGTGAGTACTTCGACGAGTCTGGCACCTTTTACATCAATGTTGTGGGATTCCACCCACTGCTGCGTTTGGCCATCAACAACAGCCAAGGCTATGGTGCCTCAGCAACTGCCACAGTGGTTGATGGTGTAGTCACGGGTATTGCAGTAAACAATGCAGGCATGGGATACATGGCAGCACCATATGTTCAAATCTTGGGCAATGGTGCCGGCGCCACTGCTGTTGCTGCTCCATTCACAGGGCCCAGCGGAATTGGTGCAATCAATGTGACCAATGGCGGTTCAGGCTATTTGCCCTTGAACTTTGGTGGCACCGAAGAGCAAGCTGTTACTGTGTTGATCACAACTGGCTACGTTACCAACATCTTTTATCGTTAACTGTTGCTCTGACGCACAAATTCTGCTATACTGTACAAATGCTTGATATCCTTGCTTACCTGCCTGCGAAAAAGAAACAGACGCCTAGTGGTTGGTTGAGTTTCAATGCGGTGTGTTGTCAGCACAATGGATCAACACAAGACCGGCGAGGACGTGGCGGACTCAAAGCTACTGAAGCAGGCTGGAGTTATCATTGTTTCAACTGCTCATACACTGCCAGTTTTATATTAGGTCGTAATGTAAGTTACAAGGCTCGAAAGCTGTTGGGCTGGATGAATGTTCCAGAGATGGAAATAGAGATGCTGAACCTGGAAAGTCTACGGCATCGAAGCATCAATGGAATCCTGGAAGATCGACAACAAATGTGGAACACACTGAGTGGTGTG